TGCAAACCTCCTTTTTGTAAAGTGTTTTATTACTTTACGCCCTTGAAAGCAACTTTTTTGATTTGTTGCTTGCTTGTCTGCCCTTTTGGACCTGGACCTTTATTATCTTTATAGACAAAAGGTGCAAAAGTTACAGCTGCGTCTGATGCAACGACAGTGTTAGGAAAAGGATTTTGGGTTTTAACTACTTCTGTTTTTGTTTTTTTAAAATTCATTAGTGTATCGTTGGTTTTACAAGTTCAATAAGATCAAGACCACCTTGATCAAATAATTTTTGAGCTTCTTGTGCATTAAGGTGTTCATAAAACAAAACTCTTGATGCAGCCATCATAGCACCAGCTAAAAGTATACTATCTTCGCCTGTATTACTATCATTTTTTGCAAAATGCATAAGTTTATCAAAATATTCAGCTAATTTTTGCTCTGCGTGTAACATTTTTATTGTTTTTGTTTATCAAGATTAACATTTGCACGTAATTGTGCAATATCTTCATTAGAATCTATCTTATCTTGGGCTAATTTAGCTTGTTGGTCTAGTTTTGCAGCGTCAAGTTCTAATTTTTGACTATCATTTTGTGCTTTTCTTTGAATATCTTGTGCTCTTAGCTGTAATTCTTGTTCTTTTAGAGAAATTAGTGGGTCTTGTCCTTGTGGTTGCATCGCTTGCTGCTCTTCTATGAACATTTCGCTTATAAAATTACTAACTTGATCGGCAACTTGTACTTCAACTTGCTTCTGAAACTCCATTTGTAGCTCTGGTGGTATCTGTCCACCGTATTTTTGTGCTTCTTGTTCTATAACTTGGTTCATTTGTGCCTCAACTTGCTCTCTAGCTAACAAAGAAACATGTTCCATAACGTGTGCTTGTAACAAAGTGCTCGCTTGTGGGTTCGATCTTACCAACAATGACGACATAAACACTCTGTGTGCCTCAATATGTTGTTGATGTGCTTGTCCTCTAAACGCAATAAGTTTTTTACCCATTAAAGCGTCTGAGTTTTCTAGTCCAGGATCCTTCGGTGTATCAGGTTTTGGCACAGGTAATATTGCATCTATGTCTTTTACACCTAGAGCTTGATACATTCTTTTATACGCTTCATACAAATTATGTTGATTAGGATCAGATTGTGCCATTTGTAGTTGTGTTTGTGCTAAAGTTACACGTTGTGACATAGAAAATATATTAGGATCAGACACAGGAATAATATCTATACGCTCGTCAAAATCACTAGACTTAATACTAGGAACTGCATTCTGTCCAACTCCATAAGGATACATCGGTGAATAAAAATCTTTAAACACCTTTGCTAGTAAATTAAATTCTATCTTTTGTGCATAGTGTAATCTTTTGTGTATTGCACTCATAACTCTTGAGCCACGCTCAATAAGGGCCATCGTAGTGCCAACAGGTGCATTAGCTGCAACACTGTCACCAATCTTTTGATCAGCTATTGTAGCAAATCTTTGACCAGCTTGAACTACAAACCCTAACAATTGAAATAACGTAGCGTCTGCACCTTTGTAAGGTAAAGGCATTAAGCCTGCTCGTAAGTCGCCACTTGGTGCATCTACATCTCTAAACTCTCCTGGCTGAATAGGATTATCATCATCACGTATTCTTAACCCTCTAGCTTTAAATCCTGCTGGTAAATTTGACAAAGTACCAGCATCTAATAATTGTCTTAGTGCCGCCGTTGCAGTTCTTGATAAACCACCAAGCATGTGTATTAAACCAAAACCGTAAAATCCTAGACCTGGTAAAAATTTGTAATGTACAAAATATTGTTTCTTTTTCTTTAATGTGTCTTTCTCATCATAATTTCTATAAATTGATAAAACTTTTTGTGAGCCCTCATCAATGGTTACAATGTATGGTAGTTTGATTCCATCCTGATCTTCAAAACCAGGCAAGTCGAGTTCACAATGAATCTCTAGTAAAGTATAGTTATCGTTACTATAACCACTACCAGTTGGTCTCACACCATCAAGTTTGTTCACTGCCTCTTGTATTTGACTATTAGGTTCTTCTGTTTGTTCTTTTATTTCAACATCACTATAAAAACCCTGAACTTGTAATTTTCTTATTTCGTTTTCATTTCTTCTAAGTACGTGTGTAATTCTTTCTGCACTTGCAAGATCTGTAGCAGTGTAAGGCACAACAACATCTTCACTTGGTACGAATTTTGATACAGCTCTATCTAAAGTAGAATCATAATAAACTTTTTTAAATGATGATCCTGAAAGAGGTAAGTAGAAAAGCATTTGATCTAAATCTGGATCAAAATCCTCCATGACGTGCATAATTTGATAGTTCATAAACTCTTGCACACGTTGTGCTTGTTCTTCTTTTTGAGAGTCTGATGATCCAATAATTTGAGTTCTTACAGGTCCGTTCGCTGGTAATAATTCTTTATAAGCTTGAGCTTGAAATTGTGTTACTGTTTCAGATAGTAAAGGGTGTGTAACACCACTTGCACCTTGAAAAGGTTGTGATCTATCTTCGTAATTAAAACCTAATAGTTTTAGACCTTTGGAATACGCATCGTGCCATTCTTCTCTTGACGATTTATCTTCTTTGTAATCACCTATAAGATCAGATGATATCATATTAAGATCATCATCAGACAGTAATTCTGCTAAATTTTGATCAAATTCGTTTTCTGGTTCTTCCATTATTGGGTTGACGATAGCACCTCCGTCATCCGTCAGCTCAACATTTTCAACTGTCAATGACTCATCTGGTGTTTCAATAGTTATTGATTCTGACTCTACACCAGTAGGATCACCAGTAATTCTTTTATCTACGACCATTAAGCTACCTCAAATATATCAATCATTTCAACAAGTCCACCCTTGGCTTTGTGAGTTTTATAAGGTTCTAGCATTTCTTCTGTAATTTTAATAGCAAAAGATGGTGTTGTATTTTTATCAGTAGGCACAGATACTCTTTCTATATTGTAGTTTGGATTATTTCTCACCAATGTGTTTGCTTGAGTTTGATCTGAAAGTGTTGCAACCATATTACCATTTTGATCTGTAATTCTAAAAAAATCTTTAACTCCTGCTTTAGTCTGTACGTTTAATATTGTAAGTTCTGAATTGTTAGACTTTGCTTGTGTTTTTAATATTTTTTCTATGACAGAGGTGTAATGTTTACCATTTTCATCTACTGCATTAGGTCCTCCGTAAAATTCAGACATGCCAATACCTTTGTATTCCGAACCTACAAACTCACCTCTACCTGTAAAAGCATCAATCTGTCTTTTCTTATCAGCCGCTCTATCTGCAGCCGATGTTGCTGTATTACCTTTAAAACTATATCTATCTATGACAAATTTATCAGGCGTTACTGCGTAATAATCAGGAACATCAGGATCTTTAAGAACAAACTTACGATAAGCTAATTCAAATAAATCTTTTTTAATTAAGGCATCTGCCCACTCTTCACGTTTTTTAAACGGTAGGTCAGGAAACAGTCCTGCATAAGTATTTTGATCAACAGTTATAAGATCATTTATCATTTCATCTATCTGATCATTAAGTAAACTTTTTACTCTTGCTATCTCTGTGTCAGATATTTCTCTTGTTTCAACAAATCTATTTATAATATCATCAACTTCAGCATCTACCTTAGCTAATGAATCAGCAAAAATATCCACCTCTGTTTGAGATTTTTTTAATGGTCTAAACACTGATTTGTTCTTTTCAAAGAACGCAAGAGCTTCGTTACCTATTCTATTTAACTCAGGTAGGGTAGTTGATTCTCTGCCCTCTTCTTGTAATTTTCTAAGTGTTGCTAATAATTTTTGTTTTCTACCAGCCGCCGCTTGCATAATGTCAGATTGTATTTCATCAGCAAACTGAACCTTAACAACATTGCTTGCGTCCACTGTTGATGCTTTTGTAATGTCTGAATCTAAGTTTCTGGCTTTAACAATTAGCTCATCTATTTGATCCACTAGACCAGGGCTAATTTCGTTAAGTGTGTTTGCGTAGGTACTAAGCATTTGTTCTAAAGACTCAGCTTGTACTTCATCGACAGGTATACCTCGTCTTTGTGCTTGTGCATTTAATTTGTTTTGTGCTTCAGCAAATAAACCAGAGAGTTGCCTCTGTACTCTATCTCTTTCACGAGTAAGACCAGGTATTTTTGATTTACCTGCTGGTGCATCTAACTTAGTTGGCAGTAATGCATTTCTTTCAGACAGTCTTGTCCATCCTACTATATAGTTATTATCACTGCCTCCTGGTAAACCAAAAGCATGATTTTGTATGTTTTCGCCGCTAAAAATTGCTATTGGTTGACCTGCTGTGTCGCCTGGTAATTTATCCATAGGTATATACAAAACACGTTCTGATGTAGTGCCTGGTATAAATCCATCTTCTCTATAACCCTCGTATGCTACGTTTACTTTTTCACCAGACGGATTTATAATTTCAGATCCTTTACCAGTTCCGTGCACATGCATACCTCTTACTGGTGCAGACCTGATTTGTCTTATAACAGCATCTTTAGGTATTGGTGTTGTATCATCAAAAGCTTTCAGTAGATTATTAATACCGTAATCTTCTAACTCAGTTCTTTTAATTCTATTTTTTGCAAAGAAATCAATAAGCGCTTGTTTATTAGGAAATATTACAGGCGTGTCTGGTCTTTGTAATACTTTTTCTGCATCAGAATAAAAAACACCTGTTAGTGGTTGATTAGTTTTTGGTGTTACTGCTACATCTGTTGAGCTACCCAAATCAACTTTTTGATTGTCTTCAGGAGTTGGATCAAAGAAGTCTTGCTCTTTATTTAATTTTTCTTGTTCTAAACTTTGTAATTGTTTTTTTGTAGGATTATCTAATGCCTCTTTTGGTGTAGGTATAGGCGCTGTTTCGTTTACAGGGGGCTTCGTAAATAATTTAAAGAAAGGTAATTTTAGATTTGCTTCTTGTACTTCACCCGTAAAAATGTTTTCCATAGGTGGCACGTCGAATACTTTCTGCTGTGGTGCATCGCGTTTTACTGGTGTTGCATCACCTAATTGTATTTCTTCTAAAGGTAACGGCACCATGTCTTCTGGTTTTTCTTCACCAAAAGAACGCTTCGTGCCTCTTGCTGCATCGCCAAACTCTATAGATATTCTAGGAAAGATGCTTTTCTTCGCTCTCATTATTTCATCTTCTTCTTCAAATATATCGTCCACGTCTCCTACTAAGCCTCCTTCTGCTTTTTTTACAGGTCCAAGTATATCATAAACTTCTGATAATGTTTCTAATTCATTTTTTGTGAAATTGTAGCCTTTTGATTCAGCTAAATTAATAATTTTTGCTACAAGATTTGTTTCTGCCTTACCAAATTTAAAGCCAGGTTCATATAGAATATTACCTAAGTCATCTTTTATCGGAGCAACAGCTTGACCCTCACTTCCAAAATCTCTTAGTAAAGAATCAATATAAGTAAGTTCAACAAGATCTTCTCTTTTACCTGCTTGATCTCCTTCACCAAAATATTTTTCAGTAAGCTTTCTAGCACGTGCTTCTAATTTTCTTTGCTGCGTTGTATTAATAACGTTAAAATCTATGTACAATTCATCTGGATCGCCACCTTTTCCAGCTTTACTTTTTTGAACTGTTTCTCCAATTCTAGAAGATTCAAATTTATGTGCTATATTTAAGGCAAATTTTGTATCATCAGGAAAAAGTTTTTGTAATATTGGATCTAATTTTCTACCTATTTCAATTCTTTTACTATCTAGTTCTTTAAACTTTTGAAAGTCTTTATAAAACTTTGACCCTGGTGTGTCTAAATCCGCAGGATTATATACTGAAAAAAATTTAGTAAAGTTAGGATCTTTTTCTAAATCTATTAAGTCACTTCTTGTTCTTCTTATAAAGTT